AGATGTCTCAACCATTTATAAAAAATGTAGAGCCAATAAAGAATTACAAGCAAAGATTATGACAGCTAGACAAACGGGTGTCTGGACTTTGTTGGATAAGATTGCAGAAGATATGCAAATCCCTAAGACACCGCAAGAAACACATTTTTTAAAAGAGAAGTGGAGCCATATCCGCTGGCTCGCCACTAAATTAGCAAGCAGTACTTTTGGCGATAAGAGCCAGGTTGAGCAGAAGATAGATAATCATTTAATCATTAGTTGGGGAGAGCCTAAGAATGAAAACAATATTATACAAGCTAAAGAAGTTATGGATCAAGTATCAAGTGTGGATGTTAAAGCTATACCTGGAACAAACTCAACTCATCAAGAAGAAGGAAGATGAAGAAGTAAAGTTTAAGATTAACAAGAGGAAGTTTTGGAATAGATATAAATACAAAAGGTAAGAATGGGTAAGTAAGTTGGTTTTCAGATGGCGGATCCACGCTCCTCGCACACGCATTATGGAGTTCGTTTGGTTCTAAGTCTCTGTCTTGGTCTCTGTTTCATTGAATAAGATAATGAAATCAACGATTGTCTATAGGTTTTATACCTATGACCCAGGAACTTGCATATAAAAGTGTATATTTTGAAAGAACAAAGGTGGGGTATACCCGAAAAACCAGCCGCATTTTTTAAGAATATATATATTGGGACTTCAAGACACAAACACACAGACAGACTTTATGATGAATAAGAATGATAAATACACAGATAAATTAATAACCGCCATGGTATTTCACGCAGAAGACACCAATGGTTTAGTTATTCATTTAAACGGATTTACAAGCCAGGAACACGCAAATAAATTTTGTAGAAAACTTATGAAAAACAGCGGCATAGAATATAAATCAATCAGAGAACTTTTTGATTTACCCACAATTCATTAAGGAGGAAGATATGGATATAAATATGATTATTCACGAAGTAAAACACTATTGGAAAGATCATAAGAAAGTTATGATCGGTGTTGCAGCTTTGATAGTAATTTTACTAATGATATAAAATGAGAGTACAAATACCCTATACACCAAGACCGCTGCAAGCGGAGTTACATAAAAATTTAGATCAGTATAGGTTTGCTGTACTTTCTTGTCATAGAAGATTTGGAAAAAGCGTAGCCATAATTAATCATTTAATTAGAGCTGCACTTACCCATAAAATGAAAAACCCTAGGTTTGCATATATAGCGCCAACTTATAAGCAAGCTAAAAGCATAGCCTGGGATTATATGAAAATGTTTGCTGGAGGCATACCAGGAGTTAAGTTTAATGAGACAGAGCTAAGATGCGATATGCCGAATGGCAGTCGTATAACGCTTTTATCCTCTGAACAGCCAGACAGCTTACGGGGATTATTCCTGGATGGAGTTTGTATAGACGAGGTTGCGCAAATAGATCCGAGGTTATGGAATGAAATTATAAGACCCGCACTATCGGATAGGAAGGGGTTTTGTTATTTTATAGGAACCCCAGCGGGATTAACAAATATTTTTTATGAATTATACCAGCACGCTTTAGGAGATCCGAAGTGGTATGCTTATACGGCTAAAGCGAGTGAGACAAAAATTATCGACCAGGAAGAGCTGGATGCAGCTAAAGCTCAAATGGGAGATGCAAAGTATAAACAAGAATTTGAGTGCGATTGGATTGCAAATATTGAAGGATCCATATATGGAGATATAATAAAAAAACTTGAAGAAAAAAAACAATTAACAAGACTTGCATACGATCCAGCTTTATTGGTCCATACAGCCTGGGATTTAGGAGTTGATGATAGTACATCAATAATATTTTTCCAGCAGTTAGGGAACCAGATTTTGGTTATTGATTATTATGAAAATAACCGAGAAGGGTTGCCGCATTATGTCCAGTTGGTAAAGGATAAAGATTATTATTACGGAGATCATTTTGCACCACACGATCTCGAAGTTACAGAATTTTCAAGTGGTAAGAGCAGAAGAGAAGTAGCTTACCAGTTGGGATTAAGGTTTAAGGTTTTACCTAAAATAAACCTGGAGGATGGGATCCATAATTTAAAAATGGTTTTACCTAAGTGTTGGTTTGATATAGAAAGCACAAAACCATTAATAGATGCGTTAAGACACCATCATCGAAAGTACAATGAAAAAATGAAAATGTTTAGTAATAAACCTCAAAAAGATTGGAGTTCTCATCCTTGCGATGCTATGAGATATTTAGCTTTAGGAATTACTGAATTACCAAAAAACAAAGTTGCAGCTCAGAAATTAGCTGTTAATGATTATACAATACACGGAGAATAATTATGGGATTTTTAAAACCAACAATACCAGCGATGCCATCAATACCACCAGTTCAGCCTTTACCAACGCCACCGAGCTATGAGGATACGGATAGAGCTGAAGCTGCTAAAGCAAAAAGAGATAAGATTAGAGCTGGTAGAGTAGGTAGATCTGCAACGATTTTAACCACAGCAAAAGGTTTAGATGATGATGAATATTCAACAAAGAAAACTTTACTAGGAGAATAATATGGGAGGAGTTATATCAAGACCAAAACCACCAGCACCACCGCCAGCTCCAGCTCCAGTTTATACTCCAGCTCCAACAAAAGCTGAGGTATCACAAGTATCATCAACGGATGCAAGCGGAATGCTAAAAGGTAAAGGTAGATCCAGCACAATATTAACGGGTGCAAAAGGCTTAGGCGACAACGCATTAACAACAACCAAGAAATCATTACTCGGAGGATAGATGGCTATAGACCCAAAAGCAAAAATGATTATTGAGAGATATAAAACTCTCAAAGCAAAAAGAGTTACATGGGAAGATCATTGGCAAGATATTGCAGATTATTTCTTACCAAGAAAAGCAAATATTACCATGAAGCATACCAAGGGAGATAAGAGGCATGACCAAGTTTATGATGGTACAGCTACTCACGCATTAGAATTATTATCAGCTAGTTTAAATGGTATGTTGACGAATACGATTTCTCCGTGGTTTATTTTAAAATTTAGAACCGATGCAACGAATGAAGATGACACAGCAAGAGAATGGTTAGAGAGTTGTGCTAAAATTATGCAACAAGCATTTTCGAGATCTAATTTTCAACAAGAAATTTTTGAATTATACCATGAGCTATTAGCGTTTGGCACATCTGCAATGTTTATTACAGATGATGTTAAGGATGATTTAAGATTTAAAACAATTCATATTTCAGAAATATTTATTACTGAAAATGAAAAAGGATTAGTAGATAGTTTAACAAGAAGATTTAATATTCAAAATAAAAATATTCCTTCAATGTATCCAGATGCAGAATTACCAAGAGCAATCCTAACGGATATAGAAAAAGCTCCACACGAAGATACTGTTATTTTACACTCAGTTTATCCTAACGAAGTTAAGATGGGTTATGACAATAGTAAAAATATGGATTGGGTATCTTGCCATGTCCACGAAAAAACTGAAACTTTGTTAAAGGAAAGTGGTTTTAAAGAATTTCCTTATGTAGTTCCAAGATATTTAAAAACTTCATCCAATGAGATTTATGGAAGATCTCCAGCAATGAACGCTTTACCAGATACTAAGATGTTAAATACCATGTCTAAAGTTTCAATTAAAGCAGCTCAAAAACAAATCGACCCACCTTTAATGGTTCCTGATGATGGTTTTATTTTACCTATTAGAACTGTACCTGGTGGATTAAATTTTTATAGAGCTGGAACCAGAGAAAGAATTGAACCATTACAAATTGGATCCAACAATCCAGTTGGTATTCAAATGGAGGATCAAAGAAGAAAAGCTATTAGAGAAAACTTTTTTGTCGATCAGTTAATGACTGTCCAGGGACAAAACATGACCGCAACAGAGGTTATGCAGAGAACTGAAGAGAAGATGAGATTACTGGGACCCGTGTTAGGTAGACTACAATCGGAGTTGTTACAGCCTTTAATCACAAGAAGTTTCAATTTATTATTTAAAAATGGTAAATTTCCACAGCCGCCAGAAATGTTAGGCGACCAGGATATTGAAATAGAATATGTATCTCCATTAGCAAAAGCTCAAAAGACACAAGAACTTTCATCTATTATGAGAGGTATAGAAATATTTGGCTCAATGCAAAATATTGCACCAGTATTTGATTACATAGACATAGATGGATTAGTTAGTCATGTTACAGATGTTTTAGGATTACCAGCTAAAATTATGAGATCAAAAGGAGAAGTTCAACAAATTCAACAACAGAAACAAGCTGCCGAAATGGAGCAAATGCAATTACAACAAGCTCAGCAAGTTGCTGAAGCTGCGGGTAAAGTAGCACCAGCTCTTAAGGCGGTTAATGAATAAAGATGATTTAAAGCAATTAATTATTGCTTACAAACAAGTTTTTGAATCTGACCATGGTAAAAAAGTTATGGAAGATTTGGAAAAGAGATGCAGCTTTCACGCAACTACTCACATTAAAGGGGATAGCCACGAAAGCGCATTTTTAGAAGGAACAAGATCAGTAGTCTTGTTTATTAAAAATATGCTTAACAAAAAAGGAGAATAAATATGTCAAGCGAAAATCAAGAGGTAGCAGTACCAGTTGAACAACCATCGGTACTGTCTGGAGACCCTAAAACAGAAACTCCAGAAACAAGCACAGATTGGAAAGTAAGTCTTTCCGATGATGTAAAAGCGGATAAATCTTTAGAAAATATTAAAGATATTAATGCGCTAGCCAAAAGTTATATCCATGCACAGAAAATGGTTGGATCGGATAAAATTCCAGTTCCAAACAAATATGCAACCGAAGATGATTGGAATGCCGTTTATGAAAAACTAGGCAGACCAAAAACTGCGGATGGATATAAGTTTGACTTACCACAAGATAAACAAGTGGATGAGGTATCATTAAAAGAATTTTCCAGCCAGGCGCATAAGTTAGGATTACTTCCTGGACAAGCTCAAGGTATGGTTAAATTTTATAATGATATAACAGCTAAATCTTTACAAGATGCTGACAGTAAAGCTCTTGCTGCTAGAGAAACTAGCACTAAAGAACTTAAACAAGAGTGGGGTCAAGCATTCGATCAAAAGGTTTCACAAGCAGCAACATTAGCAAAATCAGTTGGTGCTACAGAACTTTTAGATACTAATTTAGCAGACGGAACCAAACTGGGAGATCATCCAGTTATGATTAAAGCATTTGCAGAATTAGCAAATAAAATGGGGGAAGATAGTATAGTTCAAGCATCTGGACCAACTTATCTAACGCCAAACCAAATAGAAAAACAAATTGGAGAACTGACGCAAACTGATTCGGCTTATTGGGATAAAAACCATACAAACCATGAAGCAGCAGTTCAAGAAGTTTTAGCTTTACGAGAAAAGAAAAATCAAGTATAGCTGAAAATGATTAGGAAAATCGAAAGACCCTAGTTGACACTATGAAAGTATAGGATCCAGGAGATCTAAAATCGAGGAGCGACCCGTAAGGATAATCATCCGAATTAACATAAACACTAACAAACGGAGGAACTTATTATGAGTTCACAAATAACTACTTCTTTCGTTGAGCAGTATAGTTCAAATATATCTATGCTTTCTCAACAAATGGGAAGTAAATTAAGATCTTCTGTTGATGTGGAAAAAGTTACTGGGAAAAACGCATTCTTCGATCAAGTCGGAGTTACAGCTGCTCAATTAAGAACGAGCAGACATGGCGATACACCTCAGATCGACACTCCACACAGTAGAAGACGATTGAGCTTAGCTGACTATGAATGGGCTGATCTTGTTGACGATGTTGACAAGGTTAGAATGCTTGTAGATCCAACTAGCTCATACGCAAGAGCGGCAGCGGCAGCTATGAACAGAGCAATGGATGATGTTATTATAACAGCGTTCAACGCATCTGCGAATACTGGTGTTGCTGGTGGTACATCTACGGCTCTACCTTCTGGACAAAAAACAGCTACTTCAGACCAATCAGATGGTTTGACTATTGCTAAACTTTTGGCTGCGAAGAAGATCCTAGATAATAACGATGTTGACCCTTCATTGAAGAGATACATTGTTTGCGGACCAGTACAGATCCAAGATCTATTAGGAACAACTCAAGTTACAAGTTCGGATTACAATGTAGTTCGTGCT